ATACTTCCTCGTCCTTCTTGCCTAAGCCTTGCAAAGTAAGGCCAGTCTTTAGCTTAGCCATGGCCCTACTTACTTGCACCTTGATTGTAGCTGTACTTTCAGCGTTAGCCTTAAGAAGTTCAGCTATTGCTACAATTTCTGCATGGCCTTCTTTTCCTAGCTCACAAAGTCGAGTTATCTCTTTTTGCTGGTTACGTCCTTTGCTGTTAGTAGCTACATAGCTACGATATAGCGTTGCTTGAGTTTTTGTCAGGTTCTCAATTCCTATGTTTTGTGTTGTCATAATTTCCTTATGTATTTAAGTTAATGAGAATGATTATCATTCCCGTTTAGTATGGCACTTCGTGGCCCATGTGTATAAATATACCAGATTGAATTGAATATGCAATACTTATGGAAAAATAAATATTAATAATCGCATAACATGT